CTTTGTGATTCCTCTGGTTCAGTGTTGTATCATTATATAAATGGATTAGATTATTCTCCCATCTCCTCAGAAACAATCGAAAACAATTTGATACGAGAAAACGACCTGAAGAGACGGATAAAACTAGTCCACCCCCACCTTAAAGAAAAAATATACAAAGAAATAAAAAGTCTAATACAAAATCCCTCCGGAAGAGGAAAAACTGTTTTTGTTGAATTAGGATAATTTTATCATGGCAGACGAATACCGAAGAGACGGAGATTTCATAATAAATGAACTTATTATTGAGAAATATGATTATAAAACAAAATCTGTTAAACAATCATTATCAATCATCCCGTCTACCACTCAAAACATATTAACAGCATTGGTGTTAGAAGAGAGTTTATTTTCTCCTTTTGTTCGCGGTTCGTTGATAATAAAAGAGACTGGATTGCTTTTTGATGAATTCAATTTCACAGGCGAAGAAGTTATTTCTATTAAATTAGAAACTCCAACCGTAGACAATTCTACGGTTGAACTTGTATTGTGTGCATATTCGGTTCAAACAATCGGTGACATAAATTCCATACATGAAAAAATCACATTTCCAACAACAACCACCGGAACTTTTATTTTAATTGAATTTGTTTCATGTGAGTATAATCTATTAAGCAACTCAGAAATTGAATTGGCCGATGAGGAATTCATAGGAAAAATATCTTCTGATGACGAGTCGGGTTTGGTGCAAGTCATTCAAAGAAAATATTTTTCAGACGAGGAATTTGATGCAGAAAATACAGAAAATGCTATTTGGTTCCGGAAAAACACCAAATCATATCCTTGGGGTAAACCAGAAGAGTACGACCAAACTGTTATTCAAACTTTAATTAATCTTTCAGAAAACGCTGTTCCCGAAAGCAACTCATATAGCCCCAATTATTTATTTTGGAGAGATTTAAAGGAATGGAGATTTAGGTCCATTGAAAGTTTATTAGAAGAAGAACCAGTCAAACTATATACTCCACTCGGAATAGAGTCAAACAAATTAGACTATACCACCAAGATTTTATCGTTTGATGCCGAAGAAGACAACAACACACTAAAACTCTTTGAGATTGGTGCCTTTAATTCATACTATGATTATATAAAACCAAATTACGAAAATCCATATCTTGATTATGTCGATGTGCAAGATTCCACCACACAAGAAAGAATAGAATTTAACTATTCGGATGAATTTGGTAAATGGAACACAGTCGAAGAAAATCCTCTAGTGCAAGACGAATATACTAAAACATACAATAAAAAAATTAAATTGGGTGACAACATTTATGGTTATTTCTCTCCTAAATTTAATAGATTCTCTTCAATGCCAACTGACCGCTATGAAGATAAATCTGGCGAATCTGAAGAAAAACAATGGCAGTGTATATTTGACCAAACGGATTTGGACTACAAAAAATTGAAAGTAATAAGAAACGACATTAAAGGTCCAATTGAAGATGCAAAAAAAGAATATAGAAAAAAATTAAATCTAAAAACAAAATGGGACATTTACGAAAGCCGAATCTGTTGTGCAAAAAAACCCATAGTGAAAGATCACTTTTTGGCTGTTGTTGAAGAATCGAAGTTTATCCCTGTTGAAGAATTAAACGAAACCCGTGGGGGCATTTATGAATATAAATGGAGGGAAGTTGAAATTTGGCCTAAAGATTTTATCGAAGGGTATGAAGACGATATAGAAACCTTCAGTTCTGATAATTCACCTTTAGTTGTTGTTGGTGCGCCGGGAGGGCTGTCTGGTTCGTATCAGGAACAGGGAGACACCGAGTGGTCAAACCCAGCATATAATATCAACGAATTAATGAATACCAAACCAGATGGTGTGGACGGTGAAGATGTTTTTGTTGGTCCGGGTATTAATGTCGCAAGTGAAAAACTAAATCAATATCCCAAAGGACATCAAATGATGCCCGTTGGTGGTTATTTTAAAGTTGGTGACAATCCATGTGACATAGACCACGAAAACACAGAAGTTAATTTTCATGAACATGTTGTACAGATGTACAGAATGCCAAGTTATGTTTTAAATTCTATCCATCCACAAAAAGAAGATGAAGATTCACCTGACCCGTCAATCCCAAAGGATATATATTTCTTTGATGTGATGAACGCTCATGATGGATTATGCAGGTGTAAATAATGACTTCATATAATGGTTGTTGCTGTGATTGCTACAAAGAACCCTCGGCTTATATTACCTTTAATGTGCCTACCGAAATGCCTGAGCCCGGGCACCACTTTGCAAATCTACGTGGTTATCCTTATGGATTGCACCTATTGCACCAGGGCTCGAATAATACTGGTATCGACTCTTCATTATATCTCGATTTATATAAAGAATATTTGTTCTGGACGACCGAACATACACCTTGGTGCCTGTTGGACGAAGATATAATCCACCCCAAAGTTAAAGCAGAAGATTATCAAATAAGTAATGAATTTGTAGATGATGAGACCGGGTTGGTTCGGGTTGGGTTCGAGTGTGTAATTGATTTTCAGTGGAATCTCTATGATGTTGATATTGCCTGTGGCAACAAGAACGAAATAGGAAGATATGATCTAACAAGTTATTGTGATGTTCATCCAGAACGAGGGGCAGTTCAAGAAAATTGTATTCGAAGTTGCACAAGTCCTCAAAACGTAGATGCACTATTTAATACTTTAGATTGTAATGCGAATTCAGATTGCGATGACTATCAGGAATTGCTCGATTCAGAAAAACCCAATTATGACTATTTTTTCCCCGAATTTAATGGTGGTTGTTTATATGACCCCCCAGACTGTTATGATTTACCATTTTTGAAATTCAACACAACCAACCATGATGTGTGCGGGGGCATGCCCGACCTAAGTAAACCCGGCGAAAACATAGACACATTAACCGAAACAGTAAATGAAGTTTATGATTCTTTAATAGAGAGGTTTGGTCCCCAAAGGCTTGAAAATGGAGAAATGAATCCGTATCCCCATAATATAATTTTTATATCCGGGGTGCGGGAAGATGGTAGAGAACTTTCAATGTACTATTGGGATTCTTGGAATGATGCAGGATACACAGGATATAAAGATTGTCATGGATATACGGGTGAGTACGGGCGCAGTATAATCCCAATGTTAGACACCAGAATAACTTCTGAAATGATTGATGGTCCTATAGACAATGAAGATCCAAGAGGACTGGGCCGCTGGATTGGTAACAATGTATCTGGTACTTTGGGGGAACATGAATTTTATTATAAATTAAAAGAAAAATTTATAGAGAACTGGGGCGAAGAAATTACGAACTATAAATTTAATGCTTGTCCAACAGACAATGGCGAAGAAAATTGTTTTGGGCATTCGTGTTTAGAAACATACGGCGGAGGAGAAAGTGGCTGTTATTCAACCATAACAGATCCCTCAGATCCAGTTCCTCAAAATGTGGATAAAAATCAATTTTTCTACCAAAACAACCATTGGCCTTATTTTGATATAGATCAGCCGGGTCAGCACCCAGGAAACCCATGGCGCGAGTGGTACTGCGAAGGAGATGATTGTGGTCCCTGGGATCATACTTGCGCCCGTGGTTGGCCGTGGGGAAATATATCCTATCGGTACATGTCTTATGATGCTGGTAAAAATTTTCACGATCCCTGCCACACACCGTTGCCCTGGGTAAATCCCCATACCTGGGAATTAGAAGCAGCCCCCAAAAATTTTAGAGAAAATACGGTAGGTGTACAAGCATCAGGAGACAATGTTTTTGAGCCGTACTATTCGGCAACCACACGACATATGAGAAATTTTACAGAAATTTTCAAAACAAAATATCGTCAGCCTTGCTATCATGCAAATATAGTACAGGACGAAGAAAAGCATATATGTCCCTGTGATGAAGATAAATTATATCAAGCCAATTCTTTTTTCATAGAGAAAAAAAGTCCAGTATTTTTTCAATATTCCGAACCATATGAAGACTTCCAATTCAATTGTGAAGAGGAAAATTTAAGATTGTTTATTGGTGGGACTGGACCAAACGATTTTGTTGGTCATATAATAGATGACACGCTGCCTAACCCCGAATTACAAAATCAGTTGATTGTTACTTATTGCACAGGAAATGCTATGGGCCCCATACCCGCAAATGAATTGGGCGATGATTTTAGACTTGATTATACTGCATATGGTATTGGAATATTGTGGTGGAGTGATCCTCTTCGGGGGACAAGTTTTCCTTTTAGATCTGAGATAGTAACACTTCCCTTGGTGTGCAATCAAACTGGATTTCCCGAGTACATATTGCCAACACGATATAGAAACGTTTATACGCAACCAGGAGTGTGTTTTTGTGGTTCCTCCTGTCAAAGTGACGACAACCCCACGTCTTGTTGTGAAAATGACGATTCAGCATGGGAATGGTATCCTGATTATTTAAACGATTTATACGATAGTTGTCAAACACCATTTTTTGGCCTACAGCACGTTGGTTGGGTCGAACACAACTGGCGTGGCAGCGGACTCCCCGGCGTGATGGGACACCAAAGTCATCTGTGGGAATGGATAGGCAATTTACATCATTGTGCTCATAAATATGGAGACAGTATAACAGCACATTATCCTCTTGTGGAATTTTGGTGGGAACCCGGAATGGATTTGGCATCTGGAAATTATCCCCTAACACCGCAAGATTTTGCTTCGTTTGATCAGTGCGGTCGATGGCATTCTGCTGCACATCCTCCATACTCGTTGGATGAAGATGTTGGTCAAGAAGAAAATTGTGGTGATTTGGCGTGTTGGTATTCAACAGGCGATGATGCGTTTTATGGAGATTTGTATTTTGATGTCTGTGGGTGTTGTGATCCAACACACATAAATACAGATCTTTCAGAAAATTGTAGTTATTTCTAAATAGAATATAAGAGGTTTTTATGGTCCCAGATTTTTTCGTACAACTTTCATCATTTGCCAACAAGACGTGGCCCACCATGCGGATTGGTCATTCTGTATATGGTTATGACGAAAATGCAAGATGCTCCAATCCAGAAGATTTTGTAGACAATAGCGATTGTCCAGAAGATGAACCATATTGCAATTGTCCGTGTCAAAATTTAATGCCCAAAAAAGAAACAGTCTTTTTTGATGAATCTGAAGATATTACGGATGGAAACCGTTATAAAGTTTTAAACGAGAACGACGAAGAAATTCAGGTTTTTGATAACCCAACAGATGCACACGATTGGATAAAAAATAACGGGGAAATTGATCCCAGACCTACAGACGAAGAACTACAAGAATTGAAAGAGTCTATAGACGAATGCTCGCTGGTTGAGAGTAATCTGGGATCTGATTGGTTGGGTTGTGACTGGAATAACCCCGAGTCAGAATTAAATTGCTCATGTCCGTGTATTAATTCTAAGTTTAAAGATTATTTGGAATATAATAGAACATATGCGACATATTGGAATACGCCCAAACACACTCCATTATATCGGAACATGTTAATGAGCACCATTATGTCGAAAAAGTCCGTATTGACAGCAAATGGTGACTTTTCACTGCGGCCTGGAAATATAATTGAAATTAGGGATGATTTTAAATTTAAATCAACTCTTCCGGAAAGAAAACACAACGGAAAGTGGTTAGTTTCGACAATAGAACATATTATATTCGGTACCTCAACCCACACCATGCAAATATCCCTTCTTAGAGATACTAATCGGCTTTCTTCTCTGGATTCTCACTTCGAAGAAATAGATATAGAAATCGAAAGTTAATCTTATAAATAATATAAAAAGGTTTTTGAATGCCTGAAAAAATAAAATATTCCGATATTGATTTTTCGTTCTCTAAAAATAATTTTAGTGGCGATGTTAACATTAGAACAAATGAGAATTCTATAAAACAATCCATCAAAAATATCATAATGACCCACAGGCAAGAACGACCATTTAAATCTCGAATGGGTTCTAACCTCGCTGATGTGTTGTTTGAACTTTATGAACAGGGATCACAATATTCCTTAACTAGTGAAATTGAAACTCAATTAGAGATATTTGAGCCCAGAGTATTATTTGAACGTCTCGTTGTTGATGATTCTCTCATTGACCAGAACATTTTAAATTTTGAAATTGTTTTTAATTATATTTTAGGTAGACCAGAAGAACCAGTACAAGACTCACTGATCCTTTCAATAGAGAGAGTAAGATAAATGCCCGCAGAAAATAGAATAAACATAGGAAATTTAGGATTTGAAGATATACGAAATAGTATTATTAATTTCCTTAAAACTGAAAATGTAGGTGCTGCCTCATATTTAAATGACTATACCTATGATGGTTCTGCCATGGCCACCTTGATTGATCTCTTGTCTTATAATACCTTATATTACGCTTTCTACACAAACATGATTGCCAACGAAATGTTTTTAGACAGTGCTCAAAAAGAAGAATCTTTAATATCATTAACAAAACCCCTTGGTTATGCAGTTCCGGGATATAATAGTGCCGTTGCTACCGTTTCTGTGACTAAGGGAGGAGCCGGTAATATAATAAAAAGATTAGAGCATAAATTTAAAGGAACAGGTAGTGATGAGTCCTTTACCTTTGTCGCATACCAAGATTATACATTAGACGGACAAGGTAAACACCCATCTGTGAAATTATATGAAGCCAAAAGTGTAATTCTAAGATTAAACTTTCCCGTAGATATAGATTCGCAAAGTATATCATTAAATGCGTATCCAAATATTGATATTTCTTCTCTAATCGTTGAAGTAAGTGAGGATAGAGGATCAACTTGGGATGAATATATTCTTAGTTCAAATATATCATTTAACGTTGGGGAAGATCAAAAGTTGTATTGGCTTGAAAGGGATTCAACGGGATTTAAAATTATATTTGGTGGTCTGGAAGAAGAATTGAAAAACATATCTGTTGGGAGAAGAATAGAAACAAATGACATGGTTCAATTGTCTTTTGTTTTGAGTAGCGGTCCTGACGGAAATGAAATGTTTTCATTTATAACAGACGGTATGGTAAGTGGTTCTATTGGAAATCCTCTTTCGGAAAACAACGAAATAACAACATTATCATCTTCTTCGGGTGGAAGTGATGGTCCAAATTTAGACAGTGTGCGTTTTTATGCTCCCCGCTGGTTTGCATCACAAGACAGAGCGGTAACAAAAGACGATTGTGTTGGTTTATTACAAGAAAAGTCGTATGATAATTTTTCCCTCTGGGGAGGCGACGAAGCAACCCCACCCCAGTATGGGAAGGTTTTAATGTCTTTTGATGATGATAATGAATGTGAAAATGCTTCCTCTTTTCTCGACAATAAGTTGCCCGTTACAATATTTTCCGAATGTGTTCCTTCGGAATTGTTTTCACTTCTAGTCAACGTAAACGGAGTTTTCAATCCAAACGAAACCCCCCGTTCCCAAGACGAATTGAATTCCATAGTGGAGTCAACAATCAATTCATTATATCGGACTGAAGAATTCAATACAGTCTTCGATAAAACTCAAATAACCGAAGAGTTAAAAAAGAAAGACAAAGCATTAACAATATCTGACTCAGGCATATCATTAAAAATAAGAAACACGCAATCAACTTCTACCGATAAAAGAAAAATTAAATTTTTAACTAAACTCAACCGGGGGTCAGTTGCTGGTGGTACAATTTCATCTTCACAAATAACATCATCAACACTATCAGATGAGCCCTTTTGGTTGCAAGATGACCCCAATACCAACAATATAATTGCATTTAATATTATCAATGGAGTCAGAAATATTATTTCAGAGACTGCTGGAACTATTGATTATAACACAGGCATAGTAGAACTTGATGCTGGTGTTTCGGTTTCTTCTTTTACAATAACAGCAATTCTCCCGCAGGAAGAACTAATATTCACTGCAAAAGAAAATATAAAAATTAATGTCGCCAGTAGTGCAAATATAGCACCCAGAGGTTAAAATGTTTCCGTATTACAATAAATCTGAAAAAAATGAAGAATATAAGCACAGGAAACGTCAAGAAACAATAAATTCCTTGTTTGGTGAATCTATCACCACAATACATTCTCCTCTTCGAGATGTGCGGGACCAAATACCAAAATGGATACATGATGAATTTGGTTCAAGCGAATCTGTTTTTATAAACTTCTTCCAAGCATACTATGATTGGTTATATTCGTCCGGGGCGTCCGGTTATAATTTAGGGTTGGGTGGTTTTTTAAACTATCTTGATCTTAACACGACACCAGAAATCTTACTAAAAGCATATTCAAAAACATTTTTACCTTCGTTTCCGGAGAATTTAATTGGCAGTGACGATTCTTCTTTTGGTGTTCCTGTTGAAAATCTAAGAAATTTTATAAAAAATGTAAAAACTTCTCTTTATCATAAAAAAGGAACCGAAGAATCATATCAATATTTTCTAAGAAATTTATTTGGTGTTACAGCCGATTTTGAATATCCCGGAAGATTAGTTTTCCATCTCAATCGTGGAAAAGCAGAGGGCGAAATATACCCCAAGCACGGAAGCCATTTAAATGAAAATCCGTTAATGGACGGTGATTGGTTTCAACCATTCACATATATTATAAATGCTGTTATTGATCCAGATGATCCAATTTTTGATGATATATTTCCAAACGGAGATGGTGTGCCTATATATGCTGATCCAATAAAATCTGTACTACATCCAATTGGAACAAAAGTATTATTTGAAACATCACTCGAAGACTGGGAAGGTCCAACCGGACCCGACGATATTGAATTGGTTTGTGAATTTCCAACATTGGGAAACTATTTACCATATACTCTAAACACATATGAGACCATTAATTCCTGCACCGGATGCACCTTGCCTTATTATAATTCCAACACCGATAGCGACCCGTTAAACGATGTAGCATACCCAACACATGTTTTTCCCGATTGGGATGAGCCTGTTGGCGGTGGTGGTAATTTTGGAGATATAAATATAGGAGACTTCTATGAAATGTGTACTATATTAACAAGTCCGAATGTTGGTTTAACTTCTTGTACGGAATTAGGATGCTAAAATGACTTCAAATAATCTTTCCAAACAAATTGGGGTTCAAAATGCCAAGATGGTATACAACACCTTTGGTACCGTTGTAAATGGCATTCCTAATTTTTATACTTTCTTTATGGGAGGTATTCAAAATCCAACCAATGTTGGGAAGAATTCCAGCACTGGTGGTAATAACTTTTTCGAAGATGCTAATGTTTTGAATTCAATTTGTTTTCATAAGACATTAAATAAAAAAGATATTGCTCTTGTTGTCCCTAGAATTGACTGGTCACAAGGAACATCATACCACCCCTACAGATCGGCCGGTCAAGAGACGGGCGCAGAATCATTTTATGCATATAACACAAACAATAGAATTGTCTATATGTGCGTTTCGGACAATGAACACAATCGTTACGATTTAAGGCATACAAGTGGGTCTAGTATTGAACCAACACACACATCAGGGATTCAAAAATATTCAGATGGTTATTCGTGGCTTCCCCTGTATAAAATTGATTGGAAATTACAATCGTTCTTAACCGGAAAGTGGTTGCCGGTTCCTTCGTTGGATGAATTTACAGAAATAACAAAATCCGGAACGTTTTCTTCAAGTGCAACTGAAATGTGTGGTTCTAGTAGCACAACGTGCGGTTCGTGTTGTCTTTATCATGAAAATTATTTTTACGATTCAATCGGAGACACATATTATATACCCGGTCAACTCTATAAAACAATACCAAATATAAAATGCTATGAATGTCTAGAGGTTTCAAGACGTTTAGGAATGGAAGTATTGTTTACTGAGAGCACTACGGGGACGAACAGTTGTTTATCTTGCACAAACACCCCATGTTCATGCTCAAAAGAAACTAAAACTCAAGTAGAAAAAATCAATTCTTCTACCATTCCTTCGCAAAACAACGAAAAATTCCAATCAGCAACAGAAACTGAATCTGCCAACAACGACGGACGAATTATTTCTGTATTTTTTGATGCAAAGAATCTTAGCACCTCGGATCTTACCATCGATGATCCAAATCCAGAAATTGAAATAGACAGTTCAACTGGTTCTGGGGCTGTTTTAAAATTCAAAACACATAAAGACAGTTATAAAAACAACATAATTCATGGGATTGAAGTCATTTCGTCTGGATCAAATTACAAAGACATTCAAATAATCAGTGCCCAGGGGTTTGAAAGCAAAATTGAAATAAACATCGATAAGGTTGATGGAATAGCAGTTAATCCCGCTGAACTACTGGGTGCTTGTAATATTATGTACAACATTCAATTTAGATCTTCTGAAATTTCTGATGGTGTTGGTACAACTCAGAAATCTTTTAAATTTTATGGAATAGCCAGAAATGTTGAACTCAAATCATCTAATAATACTAAAATACTAGGATCAGATAAGCAAGAAAAAGAAGCAACAACATTCTATAGAGCAACAGACAAATATACAATATTAACAGCAGATATGAGTAGTTTTGAAGAGGCAGATCTTGCCCGTTTTACGGGTAAAGAAAATATATCCGCAGGTCAAATGCAATCTGTTTCTTTAGATGATACCACACCCACAAACAAAGAGTTGGAGGTTTTTGTCAATCCTTCAACAGATGAGACTGACAGAACATCTGCATCAGGTCTAGTAAACTCCTCTGATACTAGTACTTCTTTTAATATTGTTAGTCGTGATATTAGTGATGTTGTTCCTGGTAGCGGGAATGTAGTCTATACAAAAACAAGCACTTCCATATCTTTACCTTCTGTGGGTGAACCCACTCAACTATTAACCTTTAGAATTGTTAAATCGTACTGCTAGGAGTTTTAAAATATGTCAATTGAACCATTTGGACCCGATACATTTTATTTAAACCAAGATCCATATTTTAGTCGTGTCAATTCACACGAAAACACCGTTCCTGCTAACAATTATGTGATGGTCGCGTACAAACCGGGACAACCATTACAGGCTGCTGAAATAAATGAAATTCAAGATCATTTTTATAGAATGTCATCATTGACGACACAAATGCAACACAATTGGTTGGGTGGACCTGGTTTGATGTGGGACAGCGATTGGGACGGAGGAACAGACGGACTGATACACGAAGATGCTGTCGGGATTGGACAAGACGACGGGACTCATTTGGTTGTTCATGGTCCCGGATGGTCCGGCACCACTCCCCTATATCCCTTTAACAATCCGTCTTTGACTTCAAACTCAAATACTAGTTTGGTTACTGTTGGGATAGGAAATAGTATAACTGTCACTTGTAAAAGGGGTTGGTATTTAGTAGAATCGCCACTTGGTTATTTTAAAGGTCTAAAGGTTTGGATGTATTTAAATGATGATTTAAGTAAAGATGGGTTGCCAACAAATGGCGGGGAATATTATGTTGGTTTTGAAATTAATGTTTCTCATGTTGATTCGTCTGCTGATGATACACTAGAAGATCAAACTGGTGGTGGCAGCATAACATCGGCTACCGCTGATAGGGTCAAACTAAGTATAACTGGTTTAGACAACGGAACGGTGGATGGTACTACAATTAGTCCAATAATGAAATTTCGGTCTGGTGGTAGATCTGAAGTTCGATATATGAATAATTTATTAATAGACAAGTGGTGATGGTGTTATAAATATAACAGTATTAAGAGGAATCTAAATGGGTGTAGAAAACAACGATTATCAAATAAATCCATTGGCTACTACGGATACGTTTTATGATTGGATCACAAAAGAAAACGACGAAATAATTGAAAAATTAAATCGTCTTCGGGTCTATGATGGTTTGTCTGGAGATGGTATTAACGTTTCTATAGATTCTTCTGGTAATACAACCGTTTCATTAAACAATGAAGTGCCAAACGGTATAACATTCTTAGATGATGTTAAAATTGACGGTGTTCTTGATTATGATATGGGAAATAGCCATGCATCTTCTGTAAATTATAGAATATATGGTTCAACCGCATCCGGAAGTTTCCCCGGACCAGATGGTTGGACCCTTGCAGGATTTAGTTTCGGAAATCCGGTAGGTCTGGGCTATTCTTCAGATTATGATAACTTATATGTTTTCAAATCTAGAGCAAATTCTAAAACAAATGCAGAAGCAGTTGGTCTAGTCTCTGGAATAACAGCAGATTATCTTCAAATCACTCCGTTTGGTCAAGTGCAGGGCGACGATTTAACTTCTATTATCACGACAAGTGGAATAACACCAGGGTGTATTTTCTTTGTGGATGGAAATGATGCTGGAAAACTAACTCCAGAAGAACCCACAATCGAAGGATATGTGTCCAAGCCCATGATGATTGGGTTGAGTGCTGATGCGGGATATGTTGTACAGTATCGTGGAGTTTATTTGTCCGGATCTAGTGGATCTTCTGCATCCGCATATAACTATCTCAGCACGCCTGTCGATTTGGGTTCCGCTGGACACGGATTATCAAATGGTAAAATTGTTGGTTATAAACCAGGAATCGATTTCACCGACGACACACACGGAAGAAGTTCATACAACGACTGGTTCTGGTGTTCGAGTACCGATGGTGGTGTGGTCGATACTGCCCACGATGCCGTTGGTGTGGTTGTAAACCAACTAACAGACCAAATAATTGAAGTAGCAGTCACTGGTTATATAAATCCCTTCCCAACTACTCAATCCGGTCTTTTGTTTTTGGGATCAGATGGTGAATTAACAACCGAACGCCCAGGGGGACTTGCAAAACCATTTGCTAACGTCTGGGATAATGGTGGTGAAAAGGTAGGTGTTATATTAAACCAGGTGGCTGACGGATCTCCGCGTCCAGGAGAAGAGTCAACAACATTCAGAAGTTTATCCCCAAGTGGAGTCAGTGGTGGTGGCGGTGGGTATAATCTTTTAATAAATGGCGGTTTTGACGTTTGGCAGAGAGGAATAGGCATAACTCAATATACTGGAACTGGAGGTACATATTTTGCTGACCGGTGGGTTCGTAATGATGGTGTCACCAGTGGAGCCGGAATGACTGCCAGCATTCAAAGAATGTCCTTTTCAACAAACCAAACTGAAGTCGAAGGCAATCCAACCTATTATGTTCAAACACAGCATATAGTTGAAGGTTCTACAGCCTCAGACAAAGTTTATATTGAAAATAGAATAGAAGATGTCACCTCAATAAGAAACGATGATTTAACATTATCTTTCTATGGTAAAGCAGATGTTTCTGGTTCGACACTTGGGATTGTGTGGACTCAAAACTATGATGGTAATGGCGATTATACAACATCTACATTAGACGATAGTGTCACGTTGGCAAATAACTGGGCAAAGCACACTCTTGTGTTCCGAGCACCCGAGATTACAAAAGGACCATCGGGCGATTCGCATTATGTTGCTTTAGGATTCGACGTTTCAAATAATGAAAATGTTATTGACCTCTCACAAGTAAAATTAGAATATGGATATTCCGCCACTCCATTTGAACCAACAAACATTCATAATGAATTGGAAAAATGTAGTAGATATTATCAAAGAACATATTCGATAGATCAACAAACTATGTCAGAAACCATGATAACAGAATGTTTACCTGACTATACTGTATTGGATTTCCCCATAACACAATCGAGTGATTATTATCACAGGTTCCCAGTAGAAATGAGAACAGACCCAACGTTCCTTGTCTTCTCTCCAAAAAGCGGTCAAACTGGAGACGGTTTTAATAGAACTGCTTGTCAGGATGTTAGATTAACTTCTGGTTCTAAGGGGTTTGACGACAGAACCAGAGTCAGTCCAGTCGGTCTCAACAGCATTGAAAATAGTGTTAATAAAAAAGGTGCTAGAATTGTAGTTGCTAATGGGGCCGTTCTTTTAGATAACATTTCAATCCATTACGTCGCAGATGCCGACCTTAACGACAATCTATGAGGAAAATTAAATGAATAGTTGTTCAAATTCATCTAACATCACTCCTAACCTTTTGGTTCGGGATTTACAAATTAATTCGGGATCTAGGTTATTTGTCACTGTTAATGAAAGTGGATTCTCCGGTGGATTTGATTCGTCGTTAGGAGGAGTAACCGGCGGCGACGTTGTGTTTTATGATGTTCGTAGCGGGAGTGCCAGTGAAAACAAATTCACACAGGCTAGAGCCGATTCTCCTGCAACTTCTGAAGTTTTTGGAATAATTGAAACTGTCGATGAAGAAACAAGTTATGCTAATGTGATTATATCAGGACTTATAGAATATCCCTCAGAAAGATTCAATTACGTACCCGATGCGGATGGGAATACCGGAGGACTTGGTGGTGGAAATGATGTATTTTTCCTCAGTGGTCTAACTGCGGGCGAAATACAAAACCTCGCGCCAACAACCCAAACGTGGATAACAAAACCTCTTCTCTCTAGAACAAGCATCGATGATTATAACGGTGTAGTCTTAAATTATATTGGCTATGAGGTTGGTGGGGCTGTCGCAGGAGAAGATTTATCCAGCCCTCCCGTGGGGAGTTTAATTTTTGTTCCAACAGATTTAGTTGAAGAAATTACTTCTAAAAATGATACATGGGTAGATGCTAGAAGTTCCCATGAACTTTCTATTACAACCCACCAATCATTATATTCCATATACAAAGATTCTTCGGATAAACCAAAATATGGTTATATTGAAGAAGTCGAATTGACTTCAGAATATAATGCTAATTTGTCTCACAAAAATAAAAACATATCACAAGGAACAGGGACATCTAAAGCACAAGGAACAATTGAAAATGTTGATTTAGTTAATAAGAAATATGAAATTAAAAAGAAATCAACTGAAGATACTTTCGACAGTTCTAATTCCTTCATTACAATTCATAAATCAACCTTTAAAGCAAAATCAAACGGGATAACCAAATTCTTTACGCCCCAATATAAATCAACAAATGACACCATAATTGATGTTTTTGGTTCTCCAAAATCAATTCAAATGGTTCCACTTTTACGAGTCAAAACAACGCAAGCCATTTATGTACCAAGTAAGGTTTCTGTGGAAGAATTAGAAGTTAGAGATACTTTAACAGCATCAACAACAGACACTTCTGCTACAACGACAACGATAGATGATATTGCTCTTGAAATTAGTAATTTAAAAGATGATGTTGATCTTTTAAAATCAAGAGTGATTGGATAATGTTATGCCAATATTCCATGGAAGTAGTTATTACCACATAGAAAGAGGTCGAACAGGCGACACAGGTCCAACAGGACCAACCGGTCCACAAGGAATAATGGGGTTTGATATTGGATCTACTGGTCCTACCGGTCCATCTATTGCCGGAATAACCATAGATGCTAATCAAAGATTATTAACAACATTTATAAATGCTGATGGTACTACAATTGGTGTAACTACAAATGTTGAAATTGTTGGACCCCCCAACAACGAAGTTAAGTTGTTCGTTTTTGGAGAAAATGTTTCTGGTGTTGCTGGGGCCACACTATTCAAAGAAAGTGCCGACACAAATTCACTAACATTAAGAGTATTGGGTTCTTCTGGTGATATATCTCTTCATACTAACGAAGAAGGAATTGAAATACTATATGACAGAGGAACATTTGGTTATGTGAATGTAACAGGCGGGGGGGAAACGGGAAATATTGTTGGTGTTGATTCGTCTGGGATAATCACAGGAATACCTCGAACAAAATATAACCCATCAGAAGAAAATACAAGAACACCATTGTCTCTTGTCAATAAAAACTTTGCAGAGTATTTTTCATATAAAGAAAGAACGACCGAAAATCCCACAAACGAAGAAGGATATTATGCTTCATTAATATCCAATTCAATTGATGGTCTAACTGCGATAAATGTAGAACTATTTCCATCAGAACTTGAAAACCACTATAATGTGTATTTTGATATTCACAATTTAAATAACTCTTCGGCTTGGGGCATTTCCAATTCTACTGAACACGCAGCATGTATCTTTGATATACCATCTCCTCCCGAAGAAATACGAAATCAAACTAATACATTCATGTTAGTCACCAGAGGAGTGAGTGGATCTTCGGTGGTTGGTTTTAGTGACAATGTAAAGTTTCCCTTTGAAAAGGAACCTTGCTTTAGTGGCAAAGTTGATATTACAAATTTCCTTTCAAAAAATGAAATTTGGTATGGAGTACCTGTTTACCGAGATGGCGTGTTTGACGAAGATTCCTTATTTTCTTGTAAAACTAGATCTAATTTTATTAACATTTCAGGCAATACCGGAGCGTGTTGTCAAGGTGCTGATAATTGCACCCATGTTGAACAGGAATTGTGTGATGGATATTTTTATGGTCCCGGCACCACATGTGGTTATACCGGGAACAGTGGAAAGACCGGAAATATTTGTTATGGTCGGGGGGCTTGTTGTATACGAAAAGTTGGCTCACAAGAAGAATTCATTTGCTATGATAATATAGCAGCAAACGAATGTATAAATTTTAATCTGTTAGATGATTATGTTGCTGTATATAATGGTGATGGTATTAAATGTAAAGACACAAATTGTAAATTCACTGAAAATGAATGGGGCTATTGTTGTGATGGGTTGGGAAACTGTGCTAATGGAACAATAGAAACGTGTGTGGACAACGGATTCTTTTTTGGAGAAGTTGGGGTTTCTTGTCGAAGAAATTATTATAAACCTTTTGTTTGGGATAAAAATAAATCACAAACACCGTGTTCGTCCGGAACAGGAGGTTGTTGTATAGATGAAATTTGCTATGATAATTATTCATATTCAAATTGCATGAAAGATGGTGGTTTATTTGCGGGTGCTGGGTCTTCGTGTGAACATATTAGTTGTCCTGTTGTCGAGGGCAATTTAAGCGGAGAAGAATGTTCATTCTTAGTTGATGGAACACCACTACAACCTGGTGATTTATATGCTGGTGGTATGGTGGTTGGAATGTTTAAGCCCGGACAAAGTCTATGTTTTGGTGCTACTGCGTTTGGTGGAAGAAACACCGATTATAATTCACTTCTCAATGGAAGCAATGGGGTCAGTGGTGGTTTGTATGTTAATAAACACGATTATCACGGTTATGGTTTTTCATTAAACCAATCAGAATATTCTCAAGAAACTATAACAAATCCAGATTCATATTTAATAATTCTTTCTATGGAACCCATTGCAATAACGGGAGATCGTGAAATTGCAACATATCCGTATGCAGCCGGTGTTACCACAGAATTCTACTGGAACAACAGTGGAAGTTCTTGGGGACCGTTATATAATCAATACGGTGAATATGATGACATTTCACTGGATTATCATAAGAAGTTTTTACAATATAAAGAAGGATTTTGGTACAATTACAACCAAGGACACTTCTCGTTGGATTCTGTGGTCTCTAATACCTTTACAAGTAAGAAAAAAGCACACGCTAACGGCGACTATCCATATGAAAAACTACTAACTCGACCTCTTCAAAATGCAAATGGTATGTGGCATAGGAACTGGGGACTTTATAATTCAATCCGAATGATTTCAGCAGACAACATTCTGTATGAAGGATATACAGGAGAGCACTCATATTCCTCGTCTGATTTTGGTCCTGGATTAACTTCAGATTATATCTCTGCAATTAGGGCCACTCGTTTATTAGATGATGGATTGACATCTGATACACAGGGACTGACAGGAAATCCAGAAAATATTTCTGGGTGGTATATTCCCAGTTATGATGAACTTTCCTTCTTAGCAGCACATTGTTTATTGGACGATAGCAATCCCCACGGATTTAATCTGAACATAGAACTAATGAAAAATGACGGCATTCCTTTGGGGGGATATCATTGGTCATCGACCGGCTCTTTCGACGAAAGGGATATAAATATATTAACAAATGTATTACCAGAACTTCCTCATGAAGGTTTATTCACAGACGAAGATAACATGGTTGCTGGAAGTGTTGCTTGGAGTATGAATTTCGACCTAAACGGAATTCCAAACAACTTCATAACCAAGAAAAAGAAAAGAACAGAAGAAACATGTAAGATTAGACCCATTCGTTTGATTCGCTGTGATAATAGATATTATGGAGCAACTGGCGATGGAAGCAAAGTGTGGAATCTCCCCCCTCTTGTAAGAGACAAAGATAAAGAGATTAATCAATAATGATAATTGGAAGTAGCACAATACCAACCATAGGAGCGATGGGACCAACCGGAAACACCGGCCCCACTGGTCCAACCGGAGCCACAGGATATACTGGTACAACAGGTCCAACAGGACCAAGGGGAATTGGTATTATTGGTGCTACTACTGAAGGTAGCGATACTGTTATCTTTGAATTGACAGACGGAACTACTATTGGAACTACAGGATTTCAAGGATTAACCGGAGATCCAAACGATGCCTTTATTGAAGTTATAAGTGCCCGGGAAGGAAGCACATATGGAATTGTAATTAAAGGAACCACAGGCACAACTGCATATTTTCGGGGAATATATTCTTCTGGTGACTTAACAATTAATTCATCCACAGATACCATTATAATTCATGGTAATGAATACGCATACGGTATAATTGGCAATACTGCAAACAATTTCTTGTATATAAATCATGGAAATAGTGCTCAAGGAGCAGACGAATACACTAAGTTCGATTATTTGGGCTCCGGATATACGTATGGAAATGTATATCATTTGGGAGGGGAATTCCGAGAAGACAGTTCAAGTGGAAATATAATATCCGATTCGACAACACCGCCAACAAATTCTCATGGAATCACAAATGATTTTACAGATACTAAAAAATTTAGATCTATACCATTTTCTCATTACGGAGATAATGGCAACACGTATGGTATTAATTTAGGAGTTTCTGGTGGGACCGAAGAAGTATATTACTTCAAGAAAACTGA